CAATGAGATCTATTCGCCTTGGGTCCGGTTGGCCGCAATGGTCAAGACCTTCCTGTCGGCGCGAGCTGGCGGGGATGACATGATGAAGACCTTCATCAACACCTCGCTGGGCGAGACCTGGATGGAAAGCGGTGAAGCACCCGATTGGCAGCGGCTCCAGGGGCAGAAGGAAGAATGGAAGCCTGGCACTGTCCCGGCGGGCGGATTGTTCCTGACCGCGGGTGCCGATGTGCAGAAGGACCGAATCGAAGTTGATATCTGGGCCTGGGGGCGCGGCCTGCAAAGCTGGCTCATCGATCATGTTGTCATTGAGGGCGGCCCCGGCGATCCGACGTGCTGGCAGGCCCTCAGCGATCTTCTGGGCCGGACATGGCATCACGCCAGCGGACAGCACCTGACCATCTCGAAGCTGGCGATAGACACAGGCTACGAGACCAGCGCCGTCTATGCTTGGGCGCGGCAGGTGGGCTTTCCGCAAGTGGCCCCGGTCAAAGGTCTTGAAGGGTTCAACCGCGCCAGCCCGGTGACGGGGCCGACCTTCGTGGATGCTACCATCGGCGGCAAGCGTCTGCGGCGCGGTGCGCGACTATGGTCTGTGGCAACCTCGACCTTCAAGGCCGAAACCTACCGCTTCCTTCGACAGGACCGGCCAACGCCAGAGGAAATCACCGCCGGTGCTTCGTCCCCGGCGGGAACGGTGCATCTGCCCAACTGGGCTGACAGCGAATGGCTCAAGCAGCTGACAGCAGAACAGCTGGTCACGCTGAAGAACAAGCGCGGATTTGCGAAGCTCGAATGGCAAAAGCTGCGCGAGCGTAACGAGGCGCTGGATTGCCGGGTCTACGCCCGCGCCGCTGCCTGGATCGTTGGCGCTGACCGCTGGTCGGAGGCGCGGTGGGCGGAGTTGGAGCGGCAGCTGGTGGTGGAAGCTGGTGGACCAGCAGGTGATGTGGCCGCGAAGCCAACACCAAGGCCATCGGTGCGAAGGCGGACGATGCGATCGAATTACATGGGGTGAACACTGAAAAATCGGGGATTTGCTTGCTTGTGAATAGGTGCGCTGTCTGGTCTGTTCGACGGGTATTCAGAATGGAGACATTGCGATGGCGGTTGAACATGAACTCTTTACCCTCCCTGCGCGTAGGGGACGTGCAGTGCGTCTTTGTGCGGGAGAGGCGATCCAGATCATCAACACGCATGGGTCCCAAGTGGTCGATACATGGGCGTTCAATGCCGAAGACATGACTGAATTCCTGTCGAACGAACACATGCGCGCGACGCTGGGCAAGCTATGGCCCGGCAAAGGCGACGCGCTGATCACGAACCGGCGTCGCGCAATCATGATGATGGAAGAGGACATCTCGCCCGGGCGGCATGACACGCTGATCGCGGCTTGCGACGATTATCGCTACGGCCTTCTGGGATGCACGGAATACCACGACAACTGCACCGACAATCTGCATGCCGCAATGAGGCAGATCGGGCTCACGGCTCCCGAATGCCCGAGCCCGCTGAACCTGTGGATGAACATTCCGATTGCGGAGGGTGGTTCGACCGGTTGGGGCGAGCCTCTGTCAAAACCCGGGGATTACGTCATTCTGCGCGCACAAATGGATTGCATCGTAGCCATGTCAGCCTGTCCCCAAGACATGTTGCCGATTAATGGCGCTGACTGCGTGCCAACAGAGGCGCACTACTGTTTACTGCCCGTCTCAGCTTGATCCTCACTGCAGGCAGCATTTCTTGAACTTCTTGCCGCTGCCGCAGGAGCATGGATCGTTGCGGCCGACTGGCGGCGTCTCATGCATAAAGGTTTCAGCCCATGGCATCGCGCGCGATGCGTTACGTGTTCCCTGCCGCTTTTGTTTGGCCAGATAGGCGTCGGAATAGCCATGCCATTTTGACAATTCCTCTATGGCGTCGGTGATCAGACCGGATCTATAGCGAGAATTGACGGTTATGCCGCCAGATTCGGAACAGGCTTTGAGGTCTCTTAAAACCTCATCAGCCACACAGTAATCTCTTGGGATTAACCCGGCCTCAAACGTTGCGCGAAGCTCCGGCTCCATATCTGCGAGGCCCAGATCTGCGAGGGCCTCCATCCAGCCGATGAGCAGATCCGTATCCTCGTCTCGGCAATGCTGACGGAAACCGCGGAAGAAAGCTGCGATAGCATCCCGCTTTTTGGGGCGAAGGAATGCAGTGAGCACCAGCGCATCCATCATGGAACTACGGGCAAACACGTCGGCGGCTGCGTCTTCAATGAATGCGAAGAGCGGCTGCATGTCACCATCGCATGTCGCAGCAAAAACACGAAAGCTCGTCTCGGTTACAGCATCACCCAAGAGGTAATCGAGGGTTTTGCTGGGCTGGCGTAGCAGCTTGAGTAATGGTCGATAGGCGCGTGGTTCCTGAAACTCGCCGAGCATATGGAAGATCGGGATCAGTGCCGTGATTTCGCCCTCCTGCATCTCGGCCTGCTGCTGATTTGCCAGACGGTCAACAAGGTCGACAAAGATCGGAGCCATCGTGTCGCGATCCGCGCGCGCCGCAGCCATGGCCGCTTTTGGAAAAATATCATGCCGCGCAAGGTCACGCATGATTTCGTTCGGGGTCATGGCTTTGTCCTCATTCAGGATTCGTTTGGCTCAATGAAACATATTCGCAAGTCAGGTCAATTCAGATGCCAACAATCACAGACCTGCGCGCCCGCCGCGAGGCACTTTCAACGCAGCGATCCTCCGGTGTGGCCCGCGTCAGCTACGACGGCAAAACTGTGGATTACCGCTCCGTGGCTGAAATCGACCGCGCCATCGAGGCGCTGGATCGCGAAATCGCTGCAGCCGAGGGACGACGGATCGTACGGCAGGTGCGTATCACAACATCCAAGGGGCTGTAATTCATGGGGCTGTTCGACAAGTTTCGCCGTCCCGAAAGGGATGGCCCCGCAGCCGTGCGGGCGCGTCTTGAGGGGGCGATGTCCAAACGCCGGTTGCGGGGCTGGAACCCGCCGCTGGAGAACATCAACTCGCTAATTGCCTCCGGCGGTCCGCGCCTGCTGGCGCGCGCGCGGGAACTGGTGGTGACCAACGGCTATGCGGCGAATGCTTGCGAGGCCTTTGCGTCCAACATGGTGGGCGATGGCATCAAGCCCTCGTCGCTGATTGAGGATGCAGGACTGCGGGACCGCGTCCAGCGGCTCTGGCTGGCTTGGACTGACGAAGCCGATGCCGACGCCTTGACCGATTTCTACGGTTTGCAGGCGATGGTCGCGCGCGAGATGTTCGTCGCTGGGGAATGCTTCGTGCGGATGCGGCCACGGCGGGCTGAAGATGGTCTGCTGGTCCCGCTGCAGATGCAGCTTTTACAGTCCGAGATGCTGCCCTTCGAGAAGACCGGAATTGCGGCAAACGGCAATCGCATCCGCTGCGGGATCGAGTTCGACCTGATCGGACGGCGGGTAGCTTATCATTTCCGCCGCAGCCATCCCGGCGACAGCACCGACCAGCGCGTGGCCATACCCGAGACAGTGCGCGTGCCGGCGGAGGACGTTCTGCACATCTACCGCCCCATCGATGCGGGACAAATTCGCGGCCTGCCGCATGTGGCCCCTGCGATGGTGCGGCTGTTCCTCTTGGACCAGTACGACGACGCGGAACTTGACCGGAAGAAAACTGCAGCGATGTTTGCAGGCTTCATCACCAAGACAGCACCAGAAGACCCGATGATGGGGGAGAGCGAAGGGAACCTGGATGGCGCGGCCATTGCCAGCCTTGAGCCGGGCACAATGCAGGTGTTGCTACCCGGCGAGGATGTGAAGTTCTCGTCTCCTGCCGATGTGGGTGGCGGCTACGAGGCGTTCCAGTATCGGACGCTGCTCGCGGTGTCGGCCTCGCTGGGCCTGCCGTACCATCTGGTGACCGGCGATGTACGGCAGGCCAACTATTCGTCCTTGCGTGCGGAACTCGTGGAATTCCGCCGCCGCGTGCAACAGCTCCAGCACGGAGTGATCGCGTATCAGCTCTGCCGCCCGATCTGGGCGCGCTGGCTTGAAACGGCACAACTGGCCAGGCGGCTGGACCTGCCTGACCCGGCGGCTGCGCGGATGGTGCAATGGATCCCACCGCGTTGGGACTGGGTCGACCCATTGAAGGATATCCAGGCGCAGGTGCTGGCAATGGAGGCGGGCATCACCTCGCGCCGCAAGGTGGTCGAGGCCACGGGTTACGACGTGGAAGAGGTCGACCGCGAAAATGCGGCCGATGCTGCACGGACAAAGCAACTGGGGCTCAGCTACCGCACCAGCCCCGGCGAAACGCAGGGCGCGCGGGCAACACCGACCCAGACGCCGGAACCAGATGACAAAGGCGACGGGTCCGCCGCTCAATCCGAACAGGAGTAAAACCATGAACAGCTGGTACACGATCCGCGCCCGGGCTTCGGGAGCGGAAGTGCTGATCTATGACGAAATCGGCGCTTACGGCGTTAGCGCCAAGGGGTTTCTAGCCGAGCTTGGCGCGTTGCCAGATGAAGCTCCCATCGATTTACGCCTTAACAGCCCGGGCGGGTCGGTTTTCGATGCGGTCGCAATCTACAATGCGCTCAGCCGTCATACAGGAACCATCACCGTCTGGATTGACGGTATCGCCGCCTCGGCGGCGAGCTACATCGCGATGGTGGGCGATGAGATCGTCATGCCGGAAAACGCTTTCCTGATGATCCATGACCCAAGCGGCATCGTAATAGGCACTGCGGCAGACATGCGCGACATGGCCGGAACCCTGGAAAAGATCGCGGCCAGCATGACGCGCGGCTATGCCGCCAAATCGGGCAAGCCCGAGAACGAAATTGCAGCCCTGATGACCGCTGAGACCTGGTTCGATGCACAAGATGCATTGGAAGCAGGGCTGGCCACCCGCATGGCGGAGCCTGTGCGCATCGCGGCCTGCTTCGACATTGGTCGGTTCCGCAATGCACCGCCGGACCTGGTCGAGGCTGTCGCGGCTGCGGAGCCGGAAGACGTGGCGACCAGGAACGACATCGTTGCAGGCGACGACGATGTTGTCGGGTCTGATGATCCGTCACCCGCACCGGCTCCTGCGACCAAGGTTCCCGCCGGGAACGTTGATCCTGAGGCTCCTGTCGGCGATGCTAAAGCGCTGCAGAGGGATGTTGCCGGTGACAACATCCCCTCGGATGACAGCGGCTCCAGCACAGTTGCAGCCGCCAACACTGCACCGGATGCCAGCGACATCCGCGCCGAGGTCATCGCGCATGCACGTGCTGTGATCGATCTCTGCCGCCTCGCAGGCCAGCCGCAAATGGCAGGCCGGTTTCTGGAAGAAGATGCCAGCCTTGATCAGGTGCGCGCGAAGCTTCTGGCCGCCAGGGCCGATGCCGAGCCGCAGATTACCTCCCAAGGCTTATCCCTCTGAGGCCGGTTCTTCTACATGTTGATTTGACTGGGCAACCTGTGAAACCTGGTTACGGCCTGTAATCGGGCTGAGGAAGGCTTCGACGGAACGCTGGTAGCAGTGTG